GTATTCGTACTCACCAACAATGGTCTTGAATCCATAAATATCACTGTACGTCAAAGTGTACCCGTTTACCAATTGGTTACTTAGGTTCACAGGTATGAAATACCAGGTGTTACCGTAGTAGTACAAACGCAGTTGCAACGACAAACAAATGCTGTTTAGCAAGTTGTAACAGCTAATAAAAGTCTGATTGCCGGCGTTGTCTGTTTGTGCAAATGCGTGCGTATGAATACGCATGCGACGCGTGTTGGCAAAATTGGTGCCTCCTGGATGTGCAAGCAAACTCATAACTGCGTCATCCGTGGAGTACACGTCGTCAGCCATTTCGATGCGGCTGTCATCAGGGTCTTGATCGTGTAGGTAACTCCACGTTGTCCACTTCTCCTGTATGTTCGTTATGATGTTGTCAAACACAATTTGGAAGCCATCGTACGCTGTGCCGTTGTTATTGTAATCGACGTTCTTGAGCAATGACAAGCCATCGGTTGCAACTATACGCAATGTGTTTATTGGTGTGCTTTCTTGCAAATCAACCTGCTCGCATAGTATAGTACCTACCCAAATGCGCTCGCTGTCACGCAAAACCTCCAACAACCAGTCACCGTCCTGAGCGTCTAGCAGGTTTGTGATTAATGTAGTTAGAGCGCTATCGCCAGCCGTCCATAACGTTTCAACTTCACAACGTGAATGCACAATACCTGGTAAGAGTAAAGTGTCGTCAGTATTCTCGTAAATCAGCTTTACGCCTTGCGGTCCAAGGTCAAATTCCTTGCCGCTGTCGGTGCCTGACGTATTCTGAATGATGCGCACAACGTATGCTTCACCATTAATGCTTTGCGCGGTGCTCGATGCGTAGAGGTAGCTGCTCATGCGTAACGGTTGCGGCTTGTGCCTGTTCGAGCGTTAGACAAAAAGATGTCGTTGCCTTGGATGCGTCCAAACACTTGTACCTGGTTGCCGCCCATCATGTCCTTTAATTTACTCAATGGCGCCACAACTTCAGGGTCGATCGCGGCATTTTTGTTGTCGCCAATAAGGGCCATGGTCGGACCAAACGCCACACCACCTTGCGCAAGTGCTGGCGCTTCTAAGTTGCGCTGCGCCATGTTGCTTAAGGCCGTACCTGCAATGACAAAGCCCACACCAGCTGCAATGGCAAGCCCTGGATTGGTTATAATGAATTTGCGGAACTGTTTCATGGCAGTGGCAAGCGCAATCATTTGGTTACCGATATTAACCATCATGCCACCAAGCACGCGCAAGCCTTTCATTATGAAATTGCCAGTGCCGTCAAACGCTCCTGCAATACCCGTAAGGGCTTGGCGAATTACGTCGGCCATATCAATGAATTCCTGCTTAGTTGCTTCGGCTTGCACTTGTACGTTTTCTAGCATGCTGAAAAATTGACCCATGGACATGCGCGCGGTGTGCGTGCCGACAGTTACGTTTTCAAGCTCACTAAATAATTCACCAAGTGTTGTGGCCGTTGTCGCACTGCTCTTATTAAAGTCGTCTGTAGTTTCTGTTGCACTTTCAAGTGCCTTTTGCTCGCGATCTAGTACAATAATGAGCTGGTCGGCTGCATCTGCGCTGCGCTGGTAAGTTTCAATGTAATCCTTTAATGCTTTAATTTTGTCGCGTAAGCCGGCCTTTACAATTGCGTCGCCTTCGCGCTGTGCCTGTTCTAACGTTTGCAGGTTTTCGTTTGCTTCTGCCACTCTGCGCAAACTGTCTTCACGTGCGGCGTTAATTCGGTTGAAATCCTTAGTAGCGTCGCCTGTTAATTTAATCCCCGTTTCTAACGCTAATTGTGTTTTGTTTAAGCTTATGAGTGCCGCTTCCTGTTTCTTAGTTTCTTTAGTTGCGGCCTTTGCCTCTTTGCGTACTCGCAAAAACACACCTGCAATGGCGCCTAATGCAACGCCCAAAGCAAGCATGCCTGGCGCAGTGGTCAAAAAAGCTAGATTCATGAGCTTAATTGAAGTAATAATTTTGGGAATCGCGATTAGCAATGGCCCAATTGCACCAACAAGTACGGCAATGGCACCTGCTAGCTTTAAGGTAGTAGGTGACAACTTTGCAAAGCCCTGCATTAGCTCTGTGAATTGTTCCAAGCCCTTGTTTACAAACGGCAAAATTTGATTGCCGACATTGGCTAGGGCAATTTTAAGGTTGTCCATGGCCGTGCTAAAACGTCCTGTGGCTGTTTTGCTTAAGCGTTCCATTGCGCCTTGTGCAAACCCCCCTTGTTCGGCAAAAGCTTTGAGCACCTGATTAAACTGTTCCACGCTGACAGCTCCTGCGCCTAATTTGTCAGCCGGCAACCCTGTAGCGTCTGCAAGGGCCGTAAAAATTGGAATACCTCGTTCTGCTAGCTGGTTCAGGTTTTCTAACTCAACCTTGCCCTTGGCGTTGACCTTAGCGAAAATTGAAGCAATTTCTTCAATGCTGTTGCCGCTAGTTGCAGCAATGTCACCAAGAAATTTAAGTTGTTGGTTTACCTCGCCGACTCCCGTGCCGCTTGCAATCAGTTGACGTGCTGCATTTGCTACAGCTTCAATTTGAAAAGGCGTTTCCGCAGTAAAATCGTTAAGCTGCTTCATCATCATTGCAGCTTGCTCTGCGCCACCAGTCAAGCTTACAAACGACGTTTCAAGCTGCTCCATGTCAGCAGCACTTTTTACAGCAGCTGCGCCGAACGCTGCAATAGGCAACGTCAAACTGCGCGTCATGCTTTGTCCAAGACGTTCAAAGTTGCTTGTCATTGAGCGCATATTGCGCTGCACGCGTCCAAGCGATTTGTTTAAGTCGCGAGTATCTGCGCCAATGCGTACTACGAGATCTCCAAGTTTAGCCATCTTTATTTGTTGCGAATGCTTTTAACTGATTCCAGCCGTGACTGGGGTTTTTCTTTTCTTGCTTTTCCCACGGGAATGTCGCAAGGTCTTTTGGCTTTAGGCTTGCGCCTTTTTTGGTGTGTACGTTAAGCAACAACGCGGTCTGCCATCGGGTACGCTCCCAGGCGTCACGGTGTTGTGATTCCTGTAAGTTGTACCGACCGCGCACCGCGTTGCCGAACTGTCGAAATGTGAAGTCGTACAGAGCGTCAGGGGTGAGGCCGAGTAGCCCCAACCCCAACGACTCTATTTCGTCCCATTCAAGTGGCTTGCTGTCGTCGTCACCTCGGTTTTTTTTTCACCGCCTGGCGACATTGACTCTTCAATCACCTGCATCACATTTGCCAAGTCCGCAACGTCAATTAGACCAAGAAAATCATCCACTGACATTTCAAACTTCATACCCTGCTTGCGGCAGCCTTCTTCTACAAAGTAGTATAGCAGCTCAGGCATCTTTGTGACGTCCTCGCTGTCTAGCGTTGCCACCTTGTTACCTGTTTCGTTCTCAAAGTTTCGCCACGCACGCATGCTTGCGCGCACAGGGAAGGTTTGGTTGTCAAGGGTGATCGTCATGTATTACGAGTGGTCTTGGAATGTAATTGCGCTCACGCACTCAAGAGTAGCAGTGTAAGACGCGTTGTCTTCTGTTCCTGCACTCAACTCCAATGAAGTAATGTACGCTTCAAAGACAATTTCTTTGTCGCCATCTACCTCGGCGCCAGCTGTAAAGTTGTACGAGCAAACCTTGACGTCTTGCTTATTGCCAGCCAAAAAGTCAACCATCAATTCGTCGTAACCGTTAGTCGCGTCACCAGCGTAGAATGCAGTGAAGTTGACGGTCAATGTCTTCAAGCCTGGCAACAATGCGCGGTAACCGCCGTTGTTTTTGCTTGTGGTGTCCCGTGTTTCTGTTGACACGGATACGCTCAAATCAGTTACGTGATCAGCGACGACAACGGCTGTGCCGTCTGTTTCGAACATCACTGTGTACTGTGAGCCATTAAAAATACCTGTAGTGGCCATAATTATTCGTTGTTAGTGGTTTTTCTGCGGTCTGCAATAATGAGATTGATGAGCACGTCAAGGTAACCGAATACCTGATTGTCCTTGTCGCTAGGAGTTGCGTTGACAATTATCTTAACAAAGGCCAAAAGCCCGAGCGTCAACTCTCCCCAATTTTCTGCAATGAATGTAAGTGGGTCCATTATCGTTTAATTCTGAAGGTGTAGTCCTGCACTGCAATATAAGTCTTGCGGTCAGCACTCACCTCGGTTATTTCGTTTGTGTAGTGGATTGATTGCACTGTAATGTTTCCAGCACTTGCGTCAGTTACTGTTACGCCCTTGCGATTAAGTGCGGCTCGCACCAAATCCGCTAAGTTGTTGCACGCCTGATAGGTAGGCCCTACGCTAAAAATTTCGCATTGTGCTTCGTCAATGGGCGTGCCGTCTTTCGTGTCGCTAGGTGAGTTGCTCACTACGCTGTACACGATATAAGGCATGGCAACGCCTTCTTTTGCAAGCTCAGGGTAGATGCGACCCCCGACAAGGGTATTAACAGGGCTGTCGTTTGTCAGCAGATTGTATATGGCTAGTCCTACTTTCATCGCATGTACTTTTCGTATTCGCGCTTCAACAAACGATTGCGCAACGCTGCCATGCGGCTTTGTGTCGCGCGCTTACTGCGGTCAAATACGCCTGTGTTAGGCGTGCTTTTTTTGACGCCAAAGCTGTCACCGCCTTCCACAATGTGCGCAAACCATCCATCGCTGTATTTGCGCGTCTTGCGGCGTCCAATGGTGTTTGTGCGTGGACCTGCAATCACTTTCGTGCTGCGCTTGTCAGGTTGCCAAATGCCTATGCTGCGACGCAGCTGGCCACGCTTGACCAAAATATCTGAGCTGTCTTTGCGTTGCACCAAGATGTCTCGTGCAAAGTCTTTGACGTTTGCTTTTGCGGATGCGGTGTACACATCGCCAACGCGCTCATTGATAGCAAGCAGGTTGTTGTAATCCTTCTCGCTCCATTGTGCAAGCTTGTCAAGCTTTTTTAGCACCTTCTCTATGCCTTCAACTTTAACCGTCGCCATTACTCAGATATTACGCGCTCGGTTACCAAGTGAATCATGTCTTTGCGACCTACCTCTTGCACGGCAAGGATGTTGTAGTAATCAGTGCCGTGCTTAACGCGGTACTTTGGCGTAACTAAGCGTGTAAAGCTTGAACTACGAACGCGCCAGGTAACGCGATTAATGGCGGTTTCTTGATCTGCAATAATGCTGCTGCGTGCGGCCTTGTTGTCCATAGCTGCCCACACGGTTACGAATGATTGAAACGCGTCAGATTGTGTTGCCTCGCCGTACGCGTCAATCGTTGGGCTTGCTGCAGGTGCCTCAATAGTTATGCGACGATCAAAAAAGCCAATGTTCATTGCCGCATGTCAATAATGCGCTCGCTGTTAAGCAAGCTGTGGACACTAAGGGGAACCGTGTTAGCAGATGCGCCAGTAATTACTGCGCGACGATTCTCAAACCAGTGCGCGACAAGCAGTTTGGTTGCCACTTGGATTTGTGCAGACTCAGCAGCGCCACAGTTGCATGTAATTGTGACCGGGCTTGCGTTGTATTCTTCTAGGTCAGGTGTGTCGTGAAAATAGATGCGCGTAGTGTTGTCTGTCAACTTCTGCACATACCAATTTGACGTAGACAAAGTTTGCTCTGCGCCAGATCTGTCTTTGTATTTAACATCGACAACTCGCGTAACTGGGCCAAACGCCAACGACGCATTACGCCATCGCGACAAGTAAAACTTTGTCGAGCCATCAGCAGTAAAGTGCCGGTTCGTGTAGTCGCTAATGTGCGCTACGGCGGCGTTAAGCAATGCCGTAATCGTAGTGTCCTCGTCGGACCCATCAACGCGCAGAAAAAGTTTCATATCAGCAAGTGATACGACGTCCGTTCCAGAAGTGTAGGATGGTTTGGTAATGATCATGGCAAAGAAAAAAAAGGAAGCTCAGCCCAATTGCCAAGCTTCCAAGTTTAGTTGTTAGGCTACGAAGTCAGAAGTGTAAGCCAAGGCTCCAGCCTGACGCACATCTGTGTCGTAGAACTTGTTCACGTGCAAAGCAATTTGCGCTGTACCTGCGTTGCTGTATGGGTCAACCAAGAGGTCAATACCACCAAAGAACGCGAGCACCATACCCAAAGTAAAGTCACCAAACAGAACTGCGCCCTGGCTTGCGTCGTCATCGACCAAGTTAGGCGTAAAGTTTGTTGGGTAGCCGTCAATGCTATTGCCTTCCATCAGCGCGCTTACGCTTGCGATTGCAGCTTCAGCCTTCAAAATTGACAAGGCAGAAGGCGAACCGACGTACTGACAACGTGACAAGTCACCACCGGCAGCCAACACCGCTTTTTGCATGTTGTACAAGTCAGCAGATGCCACAGCAGCGCCAGCCTTGTCCACAATTGTGCCAGCAGAAGCAGCAGCCTTTGCAAACACAGCCTTATCGATTGTCTCGTTGATACCTGCAGCCAGCTCGCGTGAAATCATGGCATCGACTTGAGCACCGCCCTGCAAAATCAACTGCTTGCTGTACTTGGTGTTAGCAGCGACACGGATTGGCGACAAAGTGACTTCGTCAAGTTCCAAGCCTGAAGCAGCATCGGCAGAAACTTCCGTTTCCTCAGTACCTGCAGCCTTAGCAGAAACGCGTGGAAACTTGAGGTTGCCAGTTGCGTTGTTAATGGTTGTCACACCTACGCGCTCCGCCATAGTTGGCGTGCGCAGGGCATCAATAACACCTGGAACGGTTGTGGCAACAAAGCCCGAGCCGTCGCCAGAATCAGCCTGAAAATCGTCAGCACCACCAGCACGGTACAATGCAGAAGCAGGAATTCCAATTTGGCCTGACATCTGCAAACCGCGCATTTGATATTCTTTTGCGGCTTCTTGTGACCACTCAGCTTCGGCGCCTTCGAGTGCCTTGCCAAAGCTTGCAGCTTGCACAGCGCGGCTTAGGCTGAAAGAGCGATTAATTTTGTTAATCTCCTTAGCCTCTGACACAGATGCGCCACCCATTTGTGCTTGGCGTGCAATCATGTCTTCGTGGGCCTGACGACGGTTAATTTTACCGTCAAGACGCTCAACCTCGCGCTTGCAAAGGTCGGCTTCTTCTTCTTCGTTGTTGGTCCAATCGCGGTTTTCTGTTTCTGCGACGTTTACCAACTCTTCAAAGCGATCAGCGTGCTTGGCACGGGTCGCCTTCATCTCGTTGAGATTCATTTGTTGTGGAATTTGAGGTTCTTTATTCTCTGTATCTGTGTCGGCAACCGCATCCGCGATTACTTCGTTTTGCTCAAGCTGTTGATCACGCGCTTGCACCGTGGCGGCTGCGTATGCTGGGTACGTCACTGGTGACACATCCAACAGTTGCCGCACTTTGTCTACGCTGCGCACAGTGCGCTCTTCGTTCCATGACTGCTTGTCAATGGTAAAAGCAAACGACGACTGTGAAATGTCACCGCGCTTAACGCTCTCGTAGAAGTCTCGTGCGTATTGCTGGTCTCCCAGCTTTACTTTGTATTTCAACCCACGCTCGTCTGTTGACAGCTCAAGCGTGCCATTGCCTGTGCGTCCCAAAATCAGATTTGGGTCGTGGTTAATGAGTGCGCGTACGTCGTTGTCCATTACGTCATCGAATGCGCCTGGACGGATGACCTCGCGGAATGCGCCAAGGTCCGTTTCGCTGTTGAATACAGCTGCGTAGCCTTCAAGCGTCATTTCATCGCCTTCAGCGTCGCGCACCTCAATTGTGCCCATTGTCCGCTTTTCGGCGTCTTTATGCTGGTTGTTGTCCTCCATCGGTTGATACTTTCTCGCTGTACTCGCCTAGGCGGTCCAATGCGATTTGGTTAATCTGAATTGTATGCTGATCACCGCCGTTGACGGGGTTCATTTGCTCTTTGCCGCGCACTTCGTTGATGCTCATAACACCGCTTTGTAGCATCTGCTGATAAAAGTTGGTGCGTGCGGCCAAATCGCCTCTGTACAGGTCGTTCATGTTAAACTTGCTGTAGACGTCTGGGCGCTCAAAGCTCTGAATCAACTTGCGGTCAATTTCTTGCTCAATGCGTTTGGCCCAGGGGGCAATTGTGTGACGTGCAAACTGTAAATTCTGCTGTTCTACGTTGTTAAACGTCGTTTGGCTCGGTAGCTGTACGAGCGACGTCGGTACGCTGTATATGCGGCAAATTTCTTCCGCTTGGAACTTGCGCGTCTCAATAAACTGCGCTTCATCTGGCGTAATTGTAATGCGTTGGTACTTAAAGCCAAACGGCAACAGCTTAGTCCCTGCGTTCATTGCGCTTTGGTTCCAACTGTTTTGGATAACGTCCATTTGTTCCTTGCGCAAGGGCTGATCTGACGCAAGTACGCCTGTCATTTGCCCCTTTTGCCCAAAATACTCGCTGCCAAAGTCCTGTGCCGCCTTGGCAAGGCCCATGTTTTCGCGATGCAAGCGAATAGGACTCATCTTGTTCATGCAGCTTATCTCAAGCATGTTATCTTGAGTCACTGCGCCGTAGTCGCGGATGACAAATACTCGTTCGCCGTCTACATCCTTTACATCAACGTCGTAGTAGCTCACTGGCACCAAGCGCTCGGCATAACCTCGTGCGTTGCGCTCAATAATGGCGTAACCGCATCCGTACATGAGTGCGCTGGCCATCACATTCTCCCAAAAATCAAAGGCGTTTTGGTGCTCGTTAGGCGCTGACGTGATCAGCTCGTACGATGGGTGTTGGTTGGCTACCTCAATGTTGCGCCCGTCACGCACGTAAATTTCAAGGTCAAGGCTGCTAATCGTGCTTGCAATCTTGTTGATGCAAGCGTACACAGTGCTAATTGCCAGTGCGCTTTGTTCGGTGACGTTGACTCCGCTGCGCACAATGGGATTAATGCCCATTTCGGCCTCCAGTGTCTGACTGTTGTACTTACCTACTCGGTAACGGAACAAGGCGCTAAGGCGTTCGGTTAGTGTGGCCATACGTTGCGGGTTAGCTTATAATGTACGAATTTTTTGTCACAAGTCAAAAATCTCAAGCATAATATCTTCCTCGCCTAACGTGTGGCAATACTCATTCATAGCAATGATGCTTGCAATGATTCCGTCGACTTTCTTGTGTTCTTGTTTTTCCTTTGTGACGCGCTTGTTTTCGTTGACGTCTGTGTACACGACCGCGCAGCCCATTTGCCAACGCAGACATCGGTTGCCGCCGTGTATGATGTCGCCACGCATAACGGCCATTTCAAACTCTTTAGTGGGTCCATTAAACGTGACAATGTTCTGCTTCATTTTGTTACATACAATGTCGTCTGCTGTAAGCTCGCTGATGACGTATGCAGAAAAAGCTGGGTCGTATCCCACAGCCCGAACGTCATATTTCTTGCACTGATCGCTGATGTATTTTGCTACAAGTGCGTAATCGGTAACGTTGCCTGGCGTAATTGTAATGTCGCCCTGGCGCTCGTACGCTATGTAATCAATACCAGCGGTTAATTTTTTTGTATGAGCCTTCTCTGAATTGACAAACTGATGCACAATCAAATAAAAACAATCGTTCACCTCGTCACGAAACAACAACGCAAATGCTGTAAGGTCCTGTGTGGATGCAAGGTCAAGCCCAGCATAGCACGGCATTGTGTTTAAACGGTCATACGGTATCGGTTTGTTGCCCTTCATCCAAATGTCGTCTGGAATCCACGCCGTTTCTGCCGACGTCCAAATGTTAAGATGCAAGCGCAAAAAACTGTTGACCTGTGACGGGCTAGACTTGGCGGTCTTTACTGCTTGTTCAAAATAGCTTTTGTGGCAAATGCTGCCATACCCAGGGTTAGCCTTGCGCCATGTTTCTTCTTGCGTCCAGTCGTCGTCTACGTCGGCGCAATACAGCACAGGCAAAAACGTAGGGTCGTCAATGATACCGTCGCGCACTTTCTCGGCGTACTCGTGCACTTCGTAGCAGATGGAAGCGCGATCGTGGCCAGCTGTAGTTAGTGCCATCACGAGTGGCTGTCGACGCGCGCCAGTCGAGGTGGTCAGTACGTCCCACAACTCGCGGTTGGGCTGTGTGTGCAGCTCGTCAAAGATGACCGCATGACAGTTCAACCCGTGCTTGGTGTATGCCTCGGCGCTGATTGACTTGTACCAAGACGACTTGTATTTGATGACGTTGCGCAGAACTTGCGAACGTTGCGTTAAGTGCCGATTGTTGCCAATCATTTCCCGTGCAATATCAAAGACAATACTTGCTTGACCACGATCTCCAGCAGCGGATATAATTTCTGCGCCAGGCTCGCCATCAGCAAACAGCATATACAAAGCAATAGCAGCAGACAAATTAGACTTGCCGTTTTTACGAGGAATCTCAACATAGCACGTCCTGTACCGACGTAATCCGTTGGCATCTTTCCACCCAAATATTGGGCGTATGATGTCGTCCTTTTGCCAGTCCTCCAACATAAAAGGCTTGCCGCCCAGCTCGCCTTTGACGTGCGTGCAGAACTTCTCGATAAAGTCCACTGCTTTCCCCGCCGCCGCTTCATCAAAATAATACTTATCCGAAGTACTCTGCATTCTCGTCTGCTGCTGGCTTGCCTTCTCCAATCCAGTTTTCCAATCGTGTAATGATAATCTGCTTGCGGTGGCGTGCCTCTTTTAGTTGTTGCCACTCTGGGCGCATGCGGCTGTAGACGTCGCCGCTTTTTCCGGTCACTTGGTAACATGTGCCGTTCGTGTTGCAGTACGCTTGCAACTCTGTTTCTTCACAAATCACGCACGCCAAGGTGTAAAGCAGTTGGCACTGGCCTGGCGTTAGATCTGTGCGCTGCTCGTATTGGTTAAGCAGCTCGTTGTACTTCTTCGTTTGGTTTGCTGTCATGTCCCTTCTAGTTTTTACCCCCTGCGGTGCGCGTCTGAC